TCCGGCGTATCAGACATGTTCGTAATTAAGCCACCAAAAAATAATAAAGGAAAGGCGGTGAATACTAAAGGTGGAAGGTACAAAACGAGTTGGCTCCAATAGGGGCGCACAAAGAGTAACACAGTCTACTCCTGATGGTTTTATTGGAATTTCTGGTAAGTTTGCATTGCTGAATAAGCTTATCACCAGAGACTTAAATAACAACACAAACAAGCCGACGTTCTCGCTTGTTACAAAGGATGATATTCAGAACTATCTGACCAATCCGTATACATATGAGAAACAGCTTCGCAAGGCGATTATTTATATCTATGGTGCAAGCACTCACTTCCGCAGACTGATTCAGTACTTTGTAGGACTTAGCGATTTACGCTACGTTGTAGAGCCATACAATATCAACCCTAAAAAGGTTAATCAGAAAACTCTTGCCAATAATTACCGCAAGGTGTTGAACTTCCTTTCGTCTATGAGTATTGAGACGCAGTTCCCTAAAATCTTAACTGTGTGTTTAAGAGAAGATGTCGGTTATTACACGACATGGATTACTAATGATAACATTACACTTCAGCAGCTTCCTAGCGACTACTGCTCTATTTCTACTGTCGAGGGTAATGTATGTAATGTAACATTTGACTTCTCTTATTTCGATTCACATTCAAATCTTTTGGATTTTTATCCAAACGAATTTTCTGTAAAATACAAGGTTTATCAGAAGAACAGAACTTCGCGTTGGATTGAGCTTGACGCTCCAAATTCATTTGCTATCAAATGCAACATGGATATTCTGGATTATCCACTCCCACCGTTCGCAGGTCTTCTTCGAGAGCTTTATGATATTGAAGATTACAAGCAGATGAAGGCTAGTAAGACCGCGCTTGAGAACTACGCGATGTTAGCCATGACTCTTCCTATGGATGAGGATGGCAACTGGGGAATCGACCTTAATAAGGCAAAGGATTTCTGGCAGAACCTCGACGCTGTTTTACCGGAGGAAGTTGGTTCAGTATTAACTCCGATGCCAATCAGTAAGATTAGTTTCGAGAAGTCTAATACGGGAGATACCGATACGGTTGCTGATGCTGAGCAGAGAATGTTTACCGCCGCCGGTGTACAGTCTTTGATTTTCAATAATGAAAAAGCTTCTTCGAATGCGTTGGTGCTTTCTATCAAAGCAGACCAGGCGATTACTTACGGCATTGTGAAGAATATTCAGGACGCTGTAAATAGAATTTTGCAGGCACAGAGTTTCGGTAAGAACTTCAAGGTCAACTTCTTGGATGTATCTCCGTTCAACCGCAAAGAGGCTGGGGACGCTTATCTGAAAGCGGCATCATATGGTATGCCTACGATTTCAGCTTACGCAGCATCTCAGGGTATCAATCAGGCCGAGCTTGATTCGATGAGCTTCCTTGAGGGAACTGTACTTGGACTGCAAGATTTGTTCAGACCAGTTCAGAGTTCTTCTCAGATGAGTTCTTCTGATTTGGATAGCAAAGCTGCTACTGACGAAGGTGGAGCGCCTACGAAAGAAATCGGAGAGGTGTCTGATTCAAGAGAGAAAAATAGTGAGGCAGAATAATGGATAAATTTATATGCGTATTTTCTGAGCACGATAGAGATATGTTGATTGCGACTGGATTTATGCTTTTGAAGTCCGACGAGGCCAATCATATTTTCGTGTTTGATAATCAGTGCGATGATAGAAAAGAGTGTTTCTCACTCGAAGGAATTGAATGTGTCTATACCGACACACTTACGTTTTAATTATTAACAATGACCGCAGATATTACTTCTGCGGCATTTTTAATATATAGGAGGTTAGGAATGGGAAGTGTCTACAATATGACGTTCGCATCGTCTCTAACCGAATTATGTGAAGTAAATTCTTCATTCGATAAAGGCGTTCTTCGTATTTGTTATACGGGAACAAATAGAAATAAATCTCACTTATCTAGGAGTGTAATCGAGGACGGATTAAAGACAATTTATAACTGTCCTATTGTATGCAACTATGACCGCGAGACTGATACTCTCGGCGGGCATGATATGGATATTGTAAAGACAGATGATGGCTCTATCAAGCTTGTAAATGCTACTCAGCCAGTCGGAGTAATTCCAGAAAGTGCCAAAGTTTGGTTCGAGGATTACGAAGATGAGAATGGTATTACCCACGAGTATTTATACTCTGAGGTTCTTCTTTGGAAACGTCAGGAGGCGTATCAGAAGATTAAGCGAGATGGTATCACATCTCACTCTATGGAAATTTCTATTAAGGCCGGACAGAAAGTCGATGGTATTTACTACATAGACAAATTTGAGTTTACTGCTTTTGCGTTAATCGGCATTAAGCCGTGTTACGAGTCATCTGCTCTCGAGGTATTTTCGATGAGCGATTTCAAGCAGCAGATGTCTGAGATGATGCAGGACTTAAAGGAAACTTATAACTTGGTCAATACCTCTGATGAGGATGACAATATACACCCACAAAATAATTCGATGGAAGGAGGAGAAAAAACATTGAATGAGAAAATGGAATTAGTTGCCAAATTTGGCATCGATGTTAATACTCTTGAGTTTTCTATCGAGGATTTCACTGTTGAGGAACTTACTGAGAAGTTCGAAGCAATGCAGGCTGCTCCACAGCCTAATGAGAATACAGAGAATTTTGCTCTTAATAGTGCTGTTGTAGAGGAAATGTTTCGTATGCTCGGGGAGGAGAAAATCACTCGCGAATGGGGTGAGTGTGAAAGATATCGTTTCGTAGATTGCGATATTACTGCTTCTGAAATTTATTGCTACGACTCACAGGATTGGCTGCTCTATGGATTTGCATATTCTATGAACGGCGACAATGTTGTTATCGACTTTGAATCTAAGAAGAGAATGAAATGCGCAATCGTTCCTTTTGACGAGGGAGAGCAGGTATCTCCTTTTGCAGAAGTGTTCTCTATGATGGAGGGCAAGATTGCGGAACTGGCTGGTGCAGAAGCTAAGTATGCAGAGGCTGCTGATACTATCAAGAATATGGAAGTTGAGCTTGATGAACTCCGTGAGTTCAAATGCAATACTGACAAAGAGAACAAGAAGAAACAGAGATGTGCTCTGTATGCTCAGTTCGAAGATTTAGCAGCAACTGAGGAATTCGCTAAGTTACAGGAGGATGCTGAGTCTCAGGACTACGCTCTCGATGTGATTGAAGAGAAGTGTTATGCACTCCGCGGTAGACTTGGAACTACTGCAAAGTTTGCTTTAGAGCCAAAGGCTCCTAAGCTGAAAGTTGACAAAACTGATGATATGTCTAACGAGCCGTACGGTGGACTTTTTACTAAGTACAACGTAGCTGGTAGAGAATAATTATATAGGAGGAATCTAATTATGGCAAAACATGCTGTTGTAAGAACTGACCTTATGCATGGAACTGACGTTAGAGCCGAGCTCATGTCTGTTAAGTTCGTAGATGCTGAAGGTGCAGCTAAGGAAATTGAAAATGGTAATGTTGTATGTGTTGGTGGTCTGATGGCTGGCGAGCGTGAAATCTTCACAGCTACTGCTCCTGCTGCTGATACTGCAATCAATAAAATTGCTCTCATTGCTTCTGTAGAGGTAATGTATGACGAGCGTAAGAAAAATCTTGATGAGTTTATTAACGAGGCTGGTAAGGCTTGCCGTGCTTACAGACTTCATTCTGGAATGATTTTCTCTGTAACTAAGGAAGCTCTTGACGGTGCTGCTACTCCTGCAGTTGGAGATATTGTTGAGCTCAAGGCTGGTACTAAGCTCAATGTTAAGGGCGCTACTGTTTCCGGAGACACTACTACTCCTCCGGCTGCAACTTCTGGTTCTACTGTAATCGGTGAGATTATCGAGGTTCAGGTAACTAGCAGATATACTTACTACGCAATCAAGGTTGCCTAATAATTTTATAAAGGAGGAAAAGTATAATGGCTGATATGCATGATATTGTAAAACTTGCTGTTGACGCATACAGAGGAAACGTAGAGAAGTACTCTG